TTTCTTACCTTTTGTATTACTTAAAATCACTTCACAATGTAATTTCATATCCCTATATAAATCAAATACTTAGCCACTCTTCTTTTTTTGCCTTTCATAAATTACTCTTTCCCCTAGCCGCCCCTAAAAATCCCATTTCCAACACCAACTAAAAATCGCGACGTCCACCAGGCGCATTTCATGAAAATTTGCGTCAAAATGCGTCAACGTTTGCCCCCACCAGGACGGCCGCAAACGTAAGCTGGGCTTGGTCCTAACTGGTGACGCATATTTGAGACAAAAGCGACCTATTTAGCGGGCAGGCGTGGTGGGGGGATGTCTGCGCGCCAGGGGGTGAAATGGGTAAAATATTGCAAAATTGCAATGAAATGGACGGTGGCCGGGTGGCACGGGCTTGCCGCTGACCTTGGCACCAGGCAAGCGGGCAAAAGAAAAGCCGCACAAGGCGGCTTTATAGGGCTTCAGAGGGGCGAAGCTTTAATGTGTGTGTGTTTCCAGTAGATCGGCAACCCAGGTGTTTAAACTCTTTCCTGACGCCTCTGCATACATTGCAGCTCTTGCGTGTGTTTCAGGTGAAATTCTCAGACGCATATTGCCGGAATACGGTTTTTGCGCTGGCCTGCCTGTTTTCTCTGCAACCTCTAGATAATCATCGACAGCCTCTTCAAAGGCCGTTTTCAATTCGCTGACTGAATCGCCATGAAAACCAACCACATCACGGATACCTGCGATGTGACCAACGAAGCATTCATCCTCTTCGCTGTATTCAATGCGGGCTGCATAGCCCTTGTAAGTCATCATTCCCATATTTACTCCTATTCCGGCTTGATGCCTGCTGATTGAAGGAAAGCCCGCGCATCCCGTACTTGGTAGGCCTTGGCTTCTTTTTGAGGATGTGGCCGGTGAAAAGTACCGACTGCATCATTCAACAAAAACCGAACCCGCGAGCCGCGTCCTTCGATAGTTTTTGCGCCTAGCCCCACAAAAAGAGACTCAATTTGCGCCCATTCCAAAGTCATGGAAACAGGGTTAGTAAAAATGGTTTTCAGGGTTTTTGTGTGTGCGCTTTTCATGTAAAGAATAGTACCACATTTTGACACCACTGCAACCACTTTTTGACACCATTTAAACCACTATCTTACACCAATCAGCGCACCAACTTTTTATAAAGACCGGCGACCGTTCCTTATCATGGCCGCTTGCTCCTTATCAAAATCATCCCTGCAATCTGTATTGCAAAATTGTTCCTCGTGGTTGATCACCTCGTCACAGAACAAACAACGGCCATTACTATAGACGTGCTGAATACGGCTGGCCTGGGCAATTGCAGCAGCGGTAAAAGTCTCTATCAATTTATCTGATGCGTCAGCGATATCACTCATTTTGTGGTGCCTCCTGCGTCACCTAAAGAATATGGGGTAAATCGGATTACTTCCTCGCCTATCCATTCGTTGCACTCTCTGAAACGCGCCTGCAGCGGCTCCAGCTCATGCATAGAAAACACCTTGGCGGCTTTCTCTACATCCCCGAACCCGCCAGTATTGTTCGGCACCAGGCCCAGAAGCTGGGGCGGCACCCGGTGCGCAGCCAGCATGTCATCGCGTGTCACGTTCTTGATGCTGAAAAATTCGTCCTTGGCCGCCACCTCAGAAACCGGCAATATCTGGATGCCATCTTTCTTGCCGCCCGGCGCGTACATGAAAACGTTACGGAAATTGCCTGGCCCCTTGCTGTCCCGCAGCGCCTGGCGCATCGCGTCAACATCGGTTTGATTTTGCGCGGAATCTGTCATGTACAAGATGAATCCAGCATGTGAACCATTCTTGTAATACTTGCGCCTAAACAGCGTGGCGGCTTCATTTAGCCAGGCTGAATGCAAGGCGCTCAAATACTCAGGCAGGCCGTACACCTCCTGATTAATATCCGGCTCCATCAAATGGAAAATCGATCCAGCCTCAAATTCATGGTCTTCTTGCCAGCCGCGAACAAAAGCGTATTTACTTAGATCATCACTGCACCGCCGCATATACTTGGCAAGTGCTGGCTCCAACTGCAAAGCCACGCCGGTGCGACTCTTGCGCTTTTCAAGATAGGAGTTGCCGAACACCAGAAAATCAAGCGCAAAGCGGCTGAACGCCTCTCGTGACAGCAAGCGATGCGGTATGAAGGTGGCAGCCAGCAAATTGCGCTTTACATAAATTGCAGTGCTATGGTGCACACTTGCGCGGAAAGACTTAGCCAGGCCGTCCCAACTGATAGGCGGCTCGTAATAACGGCCATTCGTCCAGCACTCGATATAATCCAGAATTTCAGAACGGTCTAATACAGCCGTAGGGTCTCCAAACGTGAACGCCTCGATACCAGGCGGCGAAGGCATCACCGGCGCATCTACAGCCGGGTTTTCTGACGTGGCACTGAACTGGCCGCGCCTCTTTCTCTTGCTCATGAATACACCTCCATAAATGATTGATTTGCACTGATGCCGCCGTCTAATGGCTCATGGTCCAGCGCATGCATGCACGCCCAGGCTAGATCCGCATGGCCGGTTTCCTCGCTACGGTCTGCCACATAGGTCACATGCTGGCCGCTGGCTGTCAGTGTCTTTTTGATTGTCATGAATGCCTGCGCCAGATCCGTGGCCCCGGCGTCGAATTCGAGACGGCCTTTGCTGATTACGTCTTTTGCCTTCAAGACCATGCGACTTTTCACGGCCGGGTCATAGTTGATTTTTGTTGCATTAGGGTAGAAATTTTTAACGAGCTGGTAGACACCTTCACCCATGCCGGTAGCGTCAATGCCAATAAAGCCAACGTGGTAGCGAATCGTGGATTGCCGTATCTGTTCAGCTTGGGCCGCAAAATCCATACCCTTGAACTGCATGCGCTCCAACACCCGGAACTTGCCGCCTGGCGTGCGCGGTGGCGCAAGTATCACCAGACCGGCACTATCGCCAGTGAACGCCGGGTCGTAGCCAATCCAGACGGGGTTATCACCATAGGGCCGCGTGGTGAAGGGTTTAAAGTCTGTCCAATCTACCCAGGCATCCACCATGCACTTTTGCAGCTCCTGCAGTGGGAACACTGACGCCGTATCGTCAATGAATTTACACATCAACAGATTTTCAAACTGGTCCGGGCTGTACTCATACAGGCGCAGCTCGTCGATATTAAACAGGTCACAGCCGCCCGCTTGGGCGTCCAAGATGGTGACGATCTGTCGCCACATCTTGTCTTCGCCAGTGAATCCGCTGGCAAGCCGTTTGTGACTGACATCAATATTGACCTGGTCTTTTTTTGGCCGCCGCTTGTTGAACAGCTCACCCGTCCAGAATGGGTACGCCTCGTGCGTGATGCTTGACGGCGTAGAAAAATAGGTCTTACGCCATTGCTTGTGCAGCGCCATGCCTGACGCTACCTTGTTCAATTCCTGGAATTTATGCGTCCAGAAAAATTCATCAAAATAGAAATTGCCGTGATAGCCCTGTGCCGTCCTGGCATTGGTACCCAAGAAGTAAAGATGTGCGCCATTTGGCAACACAATAGGATCACCGGCCAGCTCGATGCCCGCCGCCTCTTTGGCAAATTGGATAATGTATTGCTTGAATACGTGCGCCTGCGCTTTGGATGCAGATAGAAAAATCTGATTGCGCCCGGTTTTCATGGCATCAGCCAAGGCCTCCCGCGCAAAGTACCAGGTAGCGCCAATCTGGCGAGACTTCAAAATCACCCGTGTGCGCTCATGCCCATTGCGCAACCACACCTTTTGATAATCAAACAGCGAATCGCGGAAAGCCTCTAACAAAGTATCGCGCTGCTCATCACTAAAATCATTGCGCGTCGGCTTCTTCTTAGGCCCTGCATTCCGGTTTGCCAGCTTAGGATTCAAATCCACCTCATTGCCGCCCGGTGCCTCATAGCGCCGCACCCGCGCTGTCTGCACCGCCTGGCGCATCAGCAAATCAATCTCTTTGAAGTCGCCGCCGGTCTTGACTTCCTTGGCAATCAGTTGAACCAGGCGCGTTTCAAGGCTGGCTTCAATCTTTTCTATGAAAGGGGTTTCGTCCCATTTTTCACGATCGCACCAGCTCTGCACAGTGCTGCGTTTGATATCCAGATGCTTGGCAATGGATGAAATACGCCAGCCCTGCCAGTACAAGGCCTGGGCATGCTTTTTAAGGTCATAGGTAGGCGCGACCGCAGCGCCGTCAGTAGGCG